TCAACACCTTCAACACCTTCATCATAAGCAGAGAATCCTCCTCCACCTCCATAAACTGCGAAGTTAATCTTGCTAGAATCAAACACACCATCTTGGGCAATGCCTATTCCAAAAAACCCTGCTTCAGTTCCAGCTCCTATGTCATCTATCCCGATTATAGCGCCTCCGTAAGTAAGAGGATCTCCGCCAGCATCGTTCCCGATTCCAGTAATAGCTGCTACCCCATCTCCTTCAGCAGGAGAGGCAGAATCGTGCATAAAGTTTAATATAGCACCAGCAGAAGTGTCGTTGGTGGCAGTGATTGTTGTTCCACTTGGAACTCCACCTTCTGCCCATGCAGCAGTTGTTCCGTTAGAAGTTAGAACATATCCGCTAGCTCCTATGGCTAGCTCTGAAGTAACTCCAGCGGAGTCACCTATGTAAATTGATCCGTATGCTAGGGCTTCTGAAATGTCGGCCTTAATAGAAGGCGTACCATTCTCGTCCACCTCGATAATAGCTGTACCGTCAGACGTTTCTATAACTCCACCGTCTTTTAGGACAACCTTATCAGCATAAAATGGATTTTTAGGCATATTATAAGTTGTTATTTATTAAGTTACGATAGCTACCTTCCTTGATGTTCCACCTGCATCTGTGATTGTGATAAATCCAGAAACAGTCTCTCCGCCAAGTGCAGAGTGAGTACCGAATTTAACTGTACCAGAAGCACCAGGTAGAAGAACTACGTCACCAGAAGCTCCTTCTTCAAGTGCAATACCTGCACCTGTGTCTCCAGCGTCTAGCAATAGTGGGCCTGTACCAGCATTCTTAAGAAGCGCTGGGCCAGCAGTACCGTCACCAATCGCAAGCTCTGCTCCTGCACCATCGTGTGAGATGCTTAAAGCAGTTGCCAATGATCCAGTTCCGTTCATCATCTTAAATGAGATAGACCCAAATTCAGCACCTGCAGTAGGGTCATCAATCTGTCCCCATAGTTGTGCGTATTCTTTGAATCCACTAGCATTGTCTTCACCTAGAAACTTAACCATTCCAATTGCATCGTTTGCAGCAGGACTAGCAGAATCTTGATAAAGAACAAGTGAAGCTCCTTCAGCTCCTGATTGCTCACTTGTTAGAGTAAGACCAGCAGTAGCACCAAGTAGGCTTAACTGTGGAGTAGTTTGTAATGAACCACTTCCGTTCTGTAGGCTTATTCCCCATCCAGCAACTTCTGCTCCCTGTGCAGGGTTAAGGACTACAAAACCAGCAGAACCATACTCTACCTCACTAGCAGCGTCATTCATTCCTGAAGCCACGAAAAGACTAACTGTGTCATCAATAGCAGGAGTAGTTGATACATGGTAAGTTCTAATTTGCGCACCTGTAGTTCCGTCGTCAGTATAGGCAATTTCTATTGTTCCTGGGCCAACAATGAAGTCTGGATCCCCAGCAGTGCTGAATACACCACCTTTAGCACAGAATACTGCAAATGAACCTTCTTCAGAACCGTCAGAAGGATCGCCAATAGCAGCACCAAATGATGCGTATGTAAATGGATCTCCTCCATCGTCGTTACCCTGTCCAACTATCATTCCAATTAGATCTCCTTCAGCAGGACTAGCAGAGTCATGAGCCATGTTCAACACTGCTCCAGTAGCAGTATCATTGGTTGCAGTGATTGTTGTTCCTGTTGGAACTCCTCCAGCGGCCCACACAGCGGTAGTCCCGTTAGAGGTTAAAATATACCCACTAGCCCCAAGAGCTAGTTCGGATGTTACACCAGCAGAATCTCCTACATAGATAGATCCATATGCTAATGCCTCTGAAATATCAGCTTTTATTGATGGTACACCGTTCTCATCTACTTCGATGATCGCAGTTCCATCAGATGTTTCGATAACTCCGCCGTCTTTCAGAACGACTTTGTCAGCGTAAAAAGGATTTTTAGGCATGATTTTTTGATTATAGACCAGTGTGTTTGAGTACCCGTTCCCCCGTACTCTGGGTGTCTGAATTAAGAATGAGGGGCTATAAAGCCGCCCCTCAAGGCATTAAACTTTAAGTAGTCGCAGGACTTGATGTTCTTGTCATCTTAACAAGACGCTTTGTGTCTCTTTCGAAAACCTTCTTACCGAATAGAGTATGGATAGCGTAGTTTGTTTCCATTGGTCTATCTGGATTTTTAGCAAATGCCATTGTTGGCTCAATTTGCATTCCAAGTGAAATAGCTCCTTTAGTTCCGAAGATCATAGAAGCAGTCTCAACAGAGAACTCGTTAGTTGCAGTAGCCATTGTTTCTGAACATGAAAGCTTACCAAACGCTGTGATTACACATGCGTTTGTAGCAAAGGCAGCAGCAGAAAGCCCAATGTTCTGGAAAATTCTTCTGTCGTCTACAGCTACGTCAACGTAGTCACCTACAGCTGGAGCAGTAGTTCCGTTAAGCATTGTAACTAGGATAGCTTGAGCATCAGCGATATTAGCACCAATGTTCATTTCTCCTGCAGCAGCAGCAGTACCGTCAGTAACCCAGTCTAGTGTAACACCAGCAACAACGATTGCTTCACCGTTTGCAGGTTGTGTGTCCATAGTTAGAGTAACTGTAGCAGGTAGGTTGTTTGAGTTGTAAACGTAGAAACCTGCTTGAGATTTACCTACGAATCCGTTCTGAAGAGCAGAGTCAGCTAGGTTAAATCCGTTTGCCACTTCGATTTGAGCAAGTAGAGCAATAGTTTCAGGATCAAGAACACAGAACATAGTTCCGTCGTTTGCGTTCTGTCTTTGAAGCCTAGCCATTGCGTCAGTCATACTTGCGTAAAGAGTTGAAGCAGAAAGAACTCCGCCAGTGATAGTGCTATCAGCGTAATCAGCTCCTTCTTTCAAGATTTTTTGGTCGATGTCAGAAGCAATTCGGAAAGAAGCTTGGTTAGCTAGTTTAGCCTGAATTGTTTTATCTTCTGCTTGAGCCTGTTGATTAGGATCAAGTACGAATGTAGATGCACGAGACTGATTGATAAGCATTGTATCAGAAGTCGCTGTATTAGCATCCATAGTAAGATCAGTACCAGGAGTGTACGTTTGTACTCTCATGTCTGTTGTGTAAGGCCAATCGATAGATTGTCCAGAGCGTAGCTGTGCCTTAAATTCTGTGCGACAAAGTTCTTTCGCAACAAGACGTTGGTTCAAATAGTCTTGAACCATCGGCATAAAATTTACGGGAGCCAACGCTGAATGTGAATTAACTGCCATGTTGGTTGTAAAATTAAGAAATAGTTTCTTATCTTACAACTCTTCCAGAGCTATTGAATCAGCTTGCGTAGATACTCTTTCCTCTTTTCTTCAGGAACATTCTCCTTAACTGCTGCATACCCAGCTTCTCCATGTAGGTCTGAAGCATCTGCTCCAGAAGCCTTCTTGTAGTTTCCAGGTGTTCGCAATCGCATAGCTTGGCGTTTAGCATCGGTGTAAGCCTCTTGTGGATCAATACTCAATGCTTCGCAGGCTGTTTGAAGTGAATCCAATGGACTCAATCCTTTTCCTTTAAAGACTTTGTACTTTTCCGATAGAGATACTTTCTGGTCATTAGTTAATCCCATGTCATTTAGTTCTGACTCAAGAGATTTGAATGCTGCTTGTTCTTTTTCTTCTGCAAGAACTTTTCGCACCGTGTCTCTAGGATCTTCCTTTGACGTTCCTAGCTTCGCCTCAACATCAGGTTTGAGCCATGCAAGATTTGTAGGTAGATCATCAATGGTTTTGTCACCTGATTTGATTTTCTTGGCCCACGCATCAGCCTGCTCTTCCTTTGCTGATTCAGCTTTACCCTTGTTTGGTTGAGTTTCGTCGCCCAATTCAAGGGCGTCTTGCTCCTGTTCATCTTTTACTTCCTCTGCAGGAGCCTCCTCCTGTGATTCAGTATTAGTGTCAGTTGCTGTGGTGTCAGCAACATCATCCCCTTTGATGCCTAGATCTAGGTCACCATCAGAGTGTGTTTCCTGTTCATCCATATAGACGTTCAAGTTATAAAATATCGATAGCCGTTTGGCTATAATGAATGCTAGAGAGCTGTGAACTCTAGCACTCGTTACAACTAAACCGCTTCTTCGTCCTCCTTTATGTCAATCTTGTTCTTCTCAATTAACTTCCTTTGATCGGAACACTCTTTAAAGAACATCCCGAACCTCATCAATCCTCCGCTAAACGCTGTGAACTCTTCACTAGTAAACTGTTCGTTCTGTGCATAATGCAATAACTCATTCGCTATTATTAACTCCATAACGTCTGGCTGCCTGTCGTAGAAGTCTGCTGCTGCATATAGTTTCTCAAGACTTCCTAATGCCTTTAACGTTTCAGGTTGGTAGTTACCCCTGTTTTCAATGAGCTTTGCTACTGTCTCTTTTTTCACCTTTGTCATACTGCAACTTGTTTAGATGTTCTAGGATTAAAACTCTGTCTTTGTGTTTCTGATATAGGCTCTGCTGCTAGATCAGCCTGTGCTGCTTCTGGCGTAGCCTGTGCCTCTTGCTGTTGTGGCATGAACTCTTCTGGCATTAAATCCATGTCAGCTATCTCTGCCATCATCTTTGCTAGCTTCCCTTGTGCTGGTGATCCAGGTTGTGCCAATGGGAAGACACTCATTATCTTTGCTCTTAACATTGTGTTTGAAGGAATAGCTCCTGTACGAGAATTTATCTTCACGAACCAATCACCGTCCTTAATCGCTGTCTTTAACATTCCCATATTCATTCCGTCAGCTCTAACCTCGTCCTGTCCGTCTTCAGTAGGTATCTTTGTAGTTAGATTAAGTGGAACTTTAGAATTCTTTGAAACGAACTCTTCAATACAGTCTAGTGTTATCTCAACTGCCTCTTGTGATTCTGAAGCATTGTATTCCATAACCTGCTTAACCCATGACTGTGAGTTCTCTTCATCTGAAAGTATTTCTGTAGCAGTAGGATTACCTTCCTGTGTAAGTTCTTTAAGATTGATTCCAAGCATTTGGATTTCATCTAGGAATGTATTGTAGATTAACTGCCATTCGTTAGTTAGGTTCTGTGTAGTTAGTGATTTAGCCTGAACGTCATTAGAGTCGTTAGGGTCTCTCTCTAACACGACAAACGGTTTCTTACCAGCCGCTCTCTGTTTATGTGCTGTGGCTAGTTTAGCGAAGAAGTTAGACGCCTCTGCTTGAGGTGTAGATACGATAGTGATTGGATATGTATTGTCTTCTGCGTGTCCAACCTCCATGTTCAATAGTCTTCCTGATACTATCGCTAGCTTATATAGAAGGTCACCAACTCCATGATTGTAGAATCCTTCGCTTGAAGGAACACAAATAAAATGAAGTAGTGGTATATAAGGAGTTCCGTCTTTCTTTAAGAATGGATAGTCATCTCCATTGTATTCTTCTAGGACAGTACAAGCTGATCCAGCGAATACTGTGAAGTTCTGTTTAGATATATCCCATCCGAATCCTATCTCAACTTCGTCTTCCATAGAAAACTCTTGCTCATACTTTCTTTCTAACTCTTTATCCCATCCTTCACGTTCTCTAGGTATCTTACCTATTCCACCAATCTCTTTTAGTTTAGGGAATAGATCAACTGCTCTATTCCATGAATAACTGAAGATAGCAACTGCTCTATAAGCACTTCCTGCATTACCTCTGTTTCTTATTCCTGTAGCGAATACATCTGCGTAAACATTATCAATACTAACTGGAGTGAACAATACTGGAGCATAAGACTTCTTGTCGTCATTCGCACCAACCATAATCGTAGCATCTCCGTATAGTAGCAATGAAAAGAATGCACCGTTCTTATCTCTTAATGCTGAATCGTATCCTCCTCTATCCATAACCGTAGATACACCATCTGACACTATCTTCTCTTTATATTGTGGTTGTCCTGTTCCATGAATCATGAAATCCAATGGCTTCATTCTGTTCTGAACTCGCCAAAGAGCCTGATAAAGTCTTTGTGACGGTATCTTCTGTGTCCCTGATGGATTAGAAACTTCAAACGTTGACTCCAACAACTCCTGAATAGCTTTATTCTTTGCTATTTGGAGATTCTTTTCTGAACTGTTATTACTGATGACTTCTAAATACGTTACTACAGCTTTGTTATCAAACCCACCCTTGACGCTCATGTTCAGCGGCGTGTCTAATGTTTTTTCGGTATCTTTCATAAAAGGCATGTAGGGAATAATACACAGCTTTTATACCTATATTATACAGTCCTAAAGCGATGATGGCAATTACTTTCTCATGATTTTAAATACGCTTCGGAGGCATCATCGTACTTGTCCATAAGTTCATATCCATCTGCCACAGGGGTCTTCGTTCTAATAAGGTGTTCTCTGTCGTTTTCAGAGTATTCTAAAGCTGCTTCTTTGTATTCTTCGATGTTTAATCCTTTGGTCTTTGCGTGCATACTCGCTATAGCATATCTGATCGCATCCATCGAATGTGAGAACGTATGCTCTGGAGTGTTTAATATCTTTCCGTTCTTGTCTGTCTCCCATAGGTAGTTCCTGTACTCTCTAATCACATTGACTGATCTCTTTGTCATAAAGATTTGATTCTCTTGCACACACTGTATTCCATATGATACAGAGTCTCTTCCTTTCTTTGATCCAACTGCATTAACTCCATAGACTCTCAACTCATCAATTGATTTAGGCTCTGCTGAATCTGCGATAACCAATGTATGCGTCTCGTCTGCTAACAATATATCTGCCAATTGTTTGTTGCTTAATCCTTTTCGATAAGCTATCTCATCAATAATATAGTTCCCGTTGTATAAATATATATCAACAATAGACGAAGGGTCGTTACTGTATCCGAAATCCATTCCTCTTCTGACAAGCCTAGCCTCATCTGATATCTCGTCAATTATCTTCCATCCCTTGTAAATCTTACCTTCAACCTCACCAAGTTGACCAAGTCCATAAACTTGCCACCAACCCTTTCTATTCTTTCTCTGTTCAATTGAATCTACAATCTCAACCGATAACGCTTCATTGTCTAGATACGTAAGCACACACTCCTCAACGTCGTTACGAGACGGTTTTACATCTGTGTAGTACCAAAACTCATTTGTTGGATTCCAATCGATAAATATAAACTCTTTTGTTCTGACCTCCAATTGCTCGAATGCTTCAAAGGTACAGTTGTTGGCCTCGTTAATGAATAACCTATCACGCCTAGCTCCTCTCAACTTGTCTCCACTATCTGCTGAAAAGAATTCCATCCTGCTTCCAGTCTCGAACGTATACATAGAGTCAGTAGCATTCCATCGTGACTCCTCCCAATATCCTTGAGCCTGCATTATGTTCTTGAAATCACGAATAGCTCCACGTTTCAAATGTGGAATAGATTCAGATACTACACTCGTTAGCGTTGGCTCTTTGTCAGTCTGGCACAAATGAATAAGCACCATCAAGATAGAGATAGTCTTTGAAGCTGAAGTACCACCAGGACACGCCCTGATCCTATCCTTCATTGCCATTACTTTCTTCGTGGCGGTGGTTATTGAAAACAACATATTTTGATCTTTACGGTGGAGAAACCTGCCTTCGATTCTCTCGTGGTCTTACCTATGCACTATAACTAACTTGCATACCCCTCTGGCTTTTTAGCTCCTTGTCAATCTTTGCGTTCAGTCCAAGGATCTTTTTGTTTTTATACATTCTTCTAGCATTGGCCTTTCCCACATATACTCCTATTGCATTAGCCACGTGCCACCAGTACAGAGTTCTAGGGTCTCTAGACTTCTCATAGGCTGGCTCTTCTGTTAGCGCTCTACCCCTATAGGCCATGTCCCACCATACATCATCAATCATTTCATCAACAAGCTCTTTAGGAAGGTCTTCGTGTTCAGAAAACCTAACGCAACGCCTCCACATATTTACATATCTTACACTCATTTCTTTTTCTTACTGGCTATTTCAAGTATAGGTGTTGGAAGGTCTTTGCCGTCCTTGCCTGTTAGTTCTGTTCTGGCTTTCTTTGGAGCTACGTATTCAAACATCCTCTCTAGCCTATCCATAAACTCTTGCTCTGGCTTCTCTAGCTTCTCTTTGTCGTTTAGCCTGCTTAACTTCTCTGCGTAATCAGTAAAGCCACCAGTAACAACCAGTTCCATTAAATCATTAAGCTTGTTCTTGTTATCCTTTGCAGCTTCATGTGATTTCTTCCAAAGCTTGTTGTCTTTTTCAAATGGCATGCTACAGCATTGACTTAATATATATTTATTATACTCTCTACTGTTTACAGTTGTCTATTATTTCTGATTCAAGGATAGGACATCCCTTGTTGGTCTTTGCCATACCGTACTCCCATTGTTCATCTACTAGTCTTCCCCATTCAATAGTGTCAATGAAAGAGTATTTCTTCTTGTAGATAACTACATCACCTGGTTTGTGTTTAGGGTCGTTCATTATACTTTAGTCATTGTTACGTGAGCTACATCTACGTCTATTAAGACAGAACCTGTTAGATCAACGGTTACAGAATAACTGTAATTAGTTATCTTGCCTTCCTCTCCAAGATCGTATACGTCTTCTTGAATCTTTCCGATGATGCACTTGTCGTTAGAGAGTTTGTGCTTAATAACGTCTCCAGGTTTGAATAGATATTTAGGTTTAGTCATTTATACAGCTTTATCAAGTAGTTCGAATAGTACATCTACAGCGTTTACATCATAAGACTCTTGGATAATGTTTCCGTCTTTATCCTTTCTAGTCATTCCGTAGATTATTTGAGCAGATTCTTCTAGAGCTAGTTTAGTTTCGTTGAAAGCTTCGCTGTCAAACGTGACCTCGATAGGCTTGTCGTTCTCTGCTTGGAACTCTTCCATCTTCTTTGTTGCTTCTTCTTGGATTCCTTTTTGAGCCTCAACTATGTCAGCAACCTGTTTCTCTAGGTCCTCTTTTTCTGCCTTTTTAATCTTCTCTCCCTGTAGTTTAGCCTCTAGGTCTACTTTTGTTTTGTTTATGTCTTCGAAGTCTTTTCTGAATACACTCATAAAGCTTTCAATTCCGTCTGAATATCCTTTTAGAGCAAGCTTTAATGCTCTACGGAAAGAAGAAACCTTTCCAACGTTGTTAATCTTTGACGGTGGTATTTTGTTAGCTGCACCAAGTAGACCGTCAAGTTCTAATGGTTTTGCTGTAAGCTTTTTTG